GAATGATTGGAAGAACTCCAGTCACTGAACAAACTGCAATGGGTTTGTCAGCATATTGGGCTGGTGTAAGAAGAATTACAGAATCAGTGGCCATGTTGCCAGTTGAGGTTTTTCGCAAACAAAATGGAAGGCGTGAAATAGTTGCACATCCAACTGAATACTTGTTGAATGCTGAAGCAAACTATGAATCAATTTCTTTTGACTTTACACAAATATTAATCACATCGGCCATCAATCATGGTAATGGTTTGGCCATTATTGAACGTGATCAGTTCGGAACACCAACATCATTGGTCAATGTAACGCGTGAACAATGTGAACCAATAAAGTACGATGATGAAATTTATTGGAAAGTTCAGGTCAAGGAAGCATACAATGAAACTGAATCATTGCTTGTCAAAGATGCTGACATGATAAATCTTCGAGGGTTTGGAGTTGATCCAGTTGTTGGACTTTCGGCAATACAAGCACATAAACAAAATCTTGGTTTATCAATTGCAGCACAAGATTATGGTGCTGACTTTTATAACAAATCAGCAAGGATTGATGGATTCATTGAATATGCTGGTGTATTAAAACCTGAAACAAAAGAAGCAATTAGTCAACAATGGACTGCTAACTATGGACCAAATGGAACACGTGGAACTGCAATCCTTGATGCTGGTTCAAAATATCATCGTATAGGTTTACCACCTGAAGATGCACAATTTATAGAAACACGTAAATTCCAAAAGAATGAGATTGCAACAATCTTGGGAATACCATCTCACATGATTAATGAAATGGAAAATTCAACGTTTTCAAACATTGAACACCAGTCCATTGAATTTGTGACTTATTCAATAGGGACGTGGATTGAAAAGATTGAGCAAGAATACAGACGAAAACTATTAAAAGATACTGAAAAACTTGACCATTATTTTAAGCACAATGTAGATAGATTATTGCGAACTGATGTCAAGACAAAAGGTGAGTATTATAGATTGATGACTGACATTGGTGCTTATAGCATAAATGATGTACTTGAGTTAGAAGATAGGAATCCAATTGAGGGTGGCGATGAACGTTATGTCCAAATAAATAGAATACCTATTCAGGACATGGATAATTATTATAAAAAGGAAGATGGCGAGTTATAGTGATTATCCTGATGCGGTTTCAAACAATGCAAAACGTGGCATTGAGTTAAATGAAAAGGTTGGCAACAAATGTGCAACACAAGTTGGCAAAGTTAGAGGTCAACAACTTGCAAATAAAGAACCAATCACTGAAGATACCGTCAAAAGAATGTTTTCATATTTGTCACGTGCTGAAGTGTATTATGATCCTGACAACACTGAAGCGTGTGGAACAATATCGTTTTTGTTGTGGGGTGGCAAAGCTGGATTAAGATGGTCAGAAAGTAAACTAAAAGAAATTGAACAAAATAGAAAAGTAATGAATAAAATAGAAAGACTTGCAGAGGTTCGAAATATAAATGAAGTTGAACGAACTGCACAATTTGTTATATCAACAGAGTCTATTGATAGACATGGAACATCATTCAAACTTGATGGTTGGGATTTGTCAACATATGACCGCAATCCAATTGTTGGATATAATCACGAAGTGAGTGGTTCTAATCCTGATACTATCATTGGAACATCACGAGTGTTTAGGGATGGTGATGCTTTAATTGGTGAGGTAACATTTGAACGTGAAGGAAACAATCCTTTGGCTGACAAAGTATTTAACAAAATGCAAGATGGTATTTTAAAGATGGCAAGTGTTGGAGCAATTCCACATGAGTATCGTTATGGCAACAAAGAAGATGAGGACAGAAACACGATTTATTTCACACGACAAGAATTGGTTGAATGGTCAATTGTGAGTGCTGGTTCAAATCGTGATGCGTTCAAACGAAGTGCTGACCAAGTTGATGAACTTAAAAAATCACTTGAGGTTGTTGAAGAAGAAGTTGAAGAAATGGGTATTGAAACAAAATCAGCTTTGCGTAATTATAACAAAGTTAAAATTGTTACAAAGTACATATAATCAAATAATTGATTTTTGTAGTATTAAAATTTAGAAGATGAGAAATAGTAAAGTAATAAGAGAAGAAATAGGTGAAGTGAAAACTTCCCTTGATGCTCTTGAAAATTTAGTATCTGAGGAAAATAGAGATTTTTCTGAAGAAGAAAAAGTATCATTTGATACAAACATGGAAAGATTAACTGAATTAGTTGATGAACTTCCAAAAGTAGAAAAAGAAGAAGAAATAAGAATGAAAGCAGCAAACTTAGGTGGTAGCCCAGTAGTGGCAGAAACTAAAGAAGAAAAAGAAATAGTTAGAGAATTTTCTTTTGGTAAAGCGGTACGTGCAGCATATGGAGAAAAACTTGATGGTGTTGAATTGGAAATGGCTCAAGAAGGTCAGAGAGAAATGAACGCAATTGGTCGAAGTGCTAATGGTGTTGTAATTCCTTCAATGATTTTGAATCGTGCGGTTGTTACTGAAAATGGCACATCTGGTATTGAGGTTGGAAATTTCGTTGATGCCGTTTACGCAAACACAATTCTTGATGATTTAGGTGTGACACGTGTATCATCTACATCTGATCAAAGAATCCCAGTTCTTGGTGCGGTAACTACGCAATGGGAAGGTGAAACTGATGCAGCTGCTGATGGTGGTTCTGCAATGACTAAAAAAGACCTTGCACCACGTAGAGTTGCATCTTATGTTGATTATAGCAAACAAGCTGCAATGCAACACAACGAATCACTTGAATCAGCATTGAGAAACTCAATTGCTCAATCACTTGGTGCAAAACTTGAATATGCAGTTTTCACTGATGATTCTGCAAATGGTGCTTATGATTATTTAGGAAACGGAAAAACTCCAGTAACAAATGCAAACATAACATCATTAATGATGGCACTTGTTGAGGAAGTACAATCCAACAACCATAATCGTGGAAATTTAGGATTTGCAATCTCAAATGATTTGTTCAGTGAAGTTTATACTGCTGCACAGATTTCAGGTGTTAATCCATTGATCATTGATGAAGCTATCATGGGAGTGAAAGCAAAATTCTCAAACCAAATTGCTGACATAACTAATCCAGCGGTTTATTATGGTGACTTTTCAAAAGTTATGATTGCACAATTTGGAGGTATTGAAATACTTTCGGATCCGTACAGTCAGGCGATTAGCGGAACAAATAGATTAATCCTAAACTCATATTTTGATATGAAATTAGTTCAGGATACTGCAATTAGCGTGGGTACCTTTGGGTAGTAGTTTTAATTAGTTAATATATTAAGAGGGTGGGTTTTGCCCATCCTCTTTTTTTTTAAAAAGCAATGATAAGAAACAAAAAAATAACAAGCTACACACCTGAAGTCAATTGGGCATTGACTTTGGTTGAAGCAAAAAGACATTTAAACATTTTAGATTCATCGTTTGATGACATCATAAATGATTACATAGCATCTGCACACTTGATGTTATGGAACGAAGCTGGTTTGCTTATCAAAGGCGGTGTGACTGGGTACATGACTGAATGGGATGATTTCAGAATTGATGTCAATCCAATTGATACCTTTTCAATTTACTATTATGATTCTAATAACACAAGAACATTGTTGGATTCATCAAAATATATTGCAACAAATGGACTTTATTCATATGTAGAAATGAAGGACAATTTGCCAAACTTATATGATCGTGATTTTCCAATTGAAATTGAAATAACAACTTTGGCGAATACTGATGACATGGTCAAACAAGCATTGCGAATGATTGTGTCAGATTTCTTTGAGAATAGACAAAGCACAATTGTTGGAAGCAATATGCACAACCTATCAAGAGGAACAAAGTTCCAAATGTCAATGGTAAGCCAACGAACTGAAATATGAACATAGGTCGTTTAGATAGGAAGATTGTGATTGAATCACAAACGTTTTCAACCAATTCAATTGGTGAATACACTGCAAGTTGGTCAACGTATCACACAACGTTTGCAAATGTGCAACGTGGGACTGGCAATGAAAAAGTTGAAGCGGACCAAGTGACATCAACAAGCAAGGTTAAGTTTAAGATTCGTTTTTTTGATGGTATAGATGAATCAATGCGGATTTCATACAATTCAAAATATTATGATATTTTAGACATCCAAGAACTTGGGCGTGAAGGTTTGATGATAAGTGCAAGTAAAAAGTTATGATTAAGTTTGACATAAAAGGTTTTGACCAAGTTGCACTTGAGATTGAATCATTGTCAGATGACAAGATGAAAAGGCGTGAAATTCTTAAAATATTAAGAAGGCAAATGCAACCAGTTCTTGACAAGATGAAACAAAATGCACCAAATCAAAGAACCAAAACAATCAATGTAAGAGGTACTGATTACGAACCACAAGAACTAAAAAAATCACTTGCAATTAAAACATCTAAATCAAAAAAATATCCAAATGTATTGGTTGGTCCAAGATATGGAAGGGGTGCAAAAAAGTATGATGGTTTTTATGCGTGGTGGATTGAATATGGAGTTGGAACGCATTCAGCCAATCCAACTGGTAAAAAGAATTTTATTCAGAAAACTTATTCTGAAACGAGTGATAAGATATACACTCAAGCAAGTGATAAACTTGAAAAGTATATAAAAAGAAAAGCAAAAAAATTAAATTTATGAGAATAGAATTAACAA